TTGGTATTCGTCCCAAGCCTCGTCAGCCGTCGAGCCGGTGATCGTCTCGTAGACGTCAAACCAGACAGCATCAGTCTGCTTCTGTTGAGTGATCGCAAAGATCACCTCCTCAATGACCCACTGCAATTGTGGGTCGTACTGTTGCTCATGACAGGTAGTTGTTGACATGACCATCCTCCATTGCTTCTACATTGAACCCCTCAGCCTTGAGCGCGCCCAGGACTTCCAGTGGGATCATATAAACCCCGTCGTAGTCGTACAGCGTCCCGTCGTCCTCAAACCACAGACCGCCTCCGCACTCATCACCTAGCTCGTTGTGCTCGAACCAACCGTGCTTGCGGTCGTCGTGTATGCCTACCTCGAAATTTTCTGTATTAATCGTTTTCATCACCAGACCTCCCAAAATTTACCGATACCCCAACCGATGATCGTCATTGTCCAGACGATCAAGACCAATTGCTCTAAGTCGCTCATGACTTCTCTCCTGTGATGCGTTTCTGGAAGTCGTCGAGGAATACAGCTTCCTGCATACCACGCAGGAACTCGTAAACCTCACGGGCTGTGCCTGATCTCAGACAACGGACACCGCCACCCGTGTTGACCATCTGGTTGACGTGCCAAGACCCTGACGAGCGATTGACGTAGACGTGCAATACCTGAGCAGTGAACGTACCGTCGTCTGCTCTGACCCATGCTTGCTCAGGGTAACCCTTCTCGCTGTTGATCCAGTCGGTCAGGTTCTCAAGATGTGCTGTTGTGATTCTCATGACTGAGCCTCCCCTGTGTTGTGCTCACAAAAAACCTCAAAACCAGACGTGAGCCCATACTGAAGGGCGATCAAGTCCAGACGGGCGCGACAGTCCCACTCTACCCCCTTGAGGGAGTAATCCAAGTCCCACGCCTGAGCGTCGAGCATATCAGCGGCATAGTTAACCGCAACCTTAACAATCTTTCTCATGATGTGTGCCTCCTCAGGCTGTGTTATGAAAAATGGACGTAGGTGCGGGAGTCGAACCCGCTTAAACGGTTTTGCAGACCGTCGCCTGACCGTTCGGCCAACCTACGATTGAGGGAGACCCTAAAGCCTCCCGTTGATATTGTCAAGCCCCGTAGAGCACCCGACCGGCAATCCAACGCACGATCTGCACCATCGGTAACAGGTTGGTGTGCTCGTCCTCTTCAAAGTCGACCGCCCGCCACTGTGCGGCATTGTGGTCAAACTCAACACGGAATCTAGACTCCCTGTCGAACTGGTTGTGCGTATACTGGATGTTGCCCAGAGCATCGACCCAGAACGTGTTGTCAATACGTCGCGTAGTGTAGTCGGCTGACTTTGCGCGAATCTGTGCCATTTCGTCGATAGTCTCAAATGTTGTCCAAGTAGTCATGTGTGCTCTCCTCATTGATTAACAGGCAGTGTTGCCATGTACTTTGCTGTATCTAATGCGTCCTGCTTGTCGTCTGTGTGGTAGGTTGCATCTGGCAACCCTTTAACCCGCACCTCATATTCATCATGGTGTTCGACATAGTGAACGCTGATACGTGCTGTGATCTTCTTTGTTTTCATGTGTAGTCTCCATAAATGGTTTTGTGTCGTGAGTGATAATGCAGACACCGTGCCAACTCTAGAAACCCCCGCCATTACTGGCTTTCAGGATTACCATTAGACATTAGTCTAATTACTATCGGTAACACTTTAGACACATCGGTAACACTTATGTTACCTGTGGTAACGCTGACAGGTTAGACTTTGGTGGTACTTGAGGGGCTCTTGGGGGTACTACACCCATGCACACACTTGCACCCTACAGCTTCACCTTGCACCACTTTGGTGCGCCTAGGTGTCGCCTGTGATGCACATAGGTGCCCCCTTGTCAACCCTTAGGACACTAAAGATTCGCCCCCTAAGGTTCGTCAGCTAAACATTAGGGCCCTAAAGGTTCGCAGGCTAAACATTAGGGCCCTTAGGGGTTCATGAGGGCCGGGGGAGGGCCTGGGTTTTGTATATTTATATATGTACCCGCCCAGATTTGCTAAGGAAACCCTCAGGAAACCCCTTAGAAACTAATGTAAATACGAATGATTCGCATTATGACTCTTATGTAGCAACTATATTGATAATTATAATAAAAAAGTGATAAAAAAGTGACTCTAAGGGGTTGACAAAAGGGTCAACTTGGGGCACATTAGGGTTTCTTAAGCATATCTCTTGACTTTTGGTTAATTTTATGGTATAATTATGGTATATACTTAAGTGATCTTAAGCAGATCGTTAAGTAGTTATTAATTATTACTCTTAAAGTGACACTTAAGTACCCTTAAGTAAGGAAAATACTTATGACAGAAACTAAAAAGATTGGTCGTCCTAGAAAACAGGATGTCGAATCTAAAAAGTTATCCAATCGGGGTAAGGTTGGTCGCCCCAAAGGCGACGCCGCCATCATCAATGAGTATAAAGCTCGTATGTTGGCTTCACCTAAGTCCCGTAAGGTACTCGACAGTATTCTTGATGCGGCACTGAATGATGACCATAAAAACCAAGCGGCGGCTTGGAAATTACTTATGGATCGTATGTTGCCTGTGAGTTACTTTGAGAAAGATAACGCTAGTGGTGGTCGCCCTTCAGTGTCGATTACCATTAGCGGCATTGGTGATGCAAAAGTCACTGAAAACGATATTATAGATGCAGAGGTGATTGATGACGAAGGATGAACTAATCGAAATTGTAAAAGAAGACTTAGTTCGTCACGAAGGTTACGTCACTGAGATCTACTTGTGCTCTGAAGGCTACCCGACCTTTGGCATCGGCCATATGGTTACTGAAGACGACATGGAGCACACTTGGCCTGTCGGCACACCAGTGACTGACGAAAGAATCCTTGATGTCTTCCGTAAGGACTGTGATGTTGCTTACACTGATGCCTGTGCTCTTGTCTTAAACTTTGCAGGACAAGCTCCAGATGCTCAAAGGGTTCTTGTGAACATGGCGTTCAATCTTGGGCGTAATCGTCTAGCACAGTTCAAAAATATGCTACGTTACGTCAACGAAGGTAACTACCTAATGGCCGCTAATGAGATGATTGACTCTAAGTGGTATCGTCAAGTTGGTCGTCGTAGCAAAGAGCTTGTCGACATTATGAAGGAGGCTAAGGCCAATGGCTAAATATACCGTACATTATTCTGTGAGTGATCCAACGGGTTCTCGTGCAGGAATTAAATCATTTAAAACTGTTGAAGCAAACTCACCGGAACAAGCTAAACAAGTTTTTAAAGAAAAACATAGTCAAGTTTTACGAGATCGTGTAGCCAAGAACGTATCGTCTACGCAACTAGGCAACCAAAACCCTAGAGTGACTGTTAGGAATATCGTTAAAGCGGGATCTAGTGGCTCTGGTGTTAAATCAATTCAAGACAAAATGTTACTTAAGCCTAACTTAAAACGTCCGGGCGGTAAGTGAGTACAGAACTTAACGTAGAACTCCTTCCGTGGCAACAGGATGTCTTTGGTGACCCTGTGCGATTCAAAGTTATTGCCGCAGGTCGTCGTACTGGTAAGTCCCGTCTAGCGGCATGGATGCTTATTATCAACGCTCTACAGACTGAGCGAGGACACGTCTTCTACGTAGCCCCAACGCAGGGCCAAGCTAGAGACATCATGTGGAACACCTTGATGGATTTGGGTAACCCAGTCATCACAGGTAGCCACATTAACAACCTGACAATCAAACTGGTCAACGGTGCTACCATTAGTCTCAAAGGTGCTGACCGTCCAGAAACAATGCGTGGTGTATCCCTTAAGTTCCTTGTCATGGACGAATATGCGGATATGAAGCCTAGTGTATGGGAAACCATCCTACGGCCTGCCCTAGCTGACCAGAAGGGCCAAGCGATGTTCATAGGAACCCCTATGGGCCGTAATCACTTTTACGAGTTGTTTCAATATGCGGAAATGTCAGGCGATGAGACTTATAAGGCGTGGCATTTTACGTCTTATGACAACCCACTACTCGACCCAGACGAAATTGATGTTGCTAAGAAGTCAATGTC